TGTATTGAATCGTAGTGGTAGCCATGGTGTAGCATCTACTGGTGACTTACCTTGTGACCCGGGTATACGTTTACCGTGTACCTCTTGATACCATACAAATCGGTTGTTGTCTCGTCTGACATGAGTGTATACATCACACTCTTCTTCTTCTGGATCTCCGTCTACTAGATTATAGTTCATCTTGTCTGGAGCTATATCTTCATAGTTAGGAATTAGATCCTTATTGATTCTTTCTTTTGTGACAATTTCAATCACGTCGCCGTTGCCATCTCGTTCTATCACGTAGCGATTAAGAGGATATAACTTCAGTCCTTCTTTACCCATAAAGATAAGAGCATTACCACCTACAACTAGATGTTGTAATGCTTGGTGTATTACTACACGATCATCTGATGCAGCGATAGCGTCAAGAATAGTACGCTCTATCTTTGCAAAGGATAAGTCAAGTTCTGATTTTATTTCCGGACCAAACTGTTCTCCTAACTGAGACTCATCTAGCTGTAGCTTAAAGAAGCTAGTCTGTGGAGGTACGAGAGATAGAGATAGCTTTGATGCTAACGCTACAACTCCTTTAGCCCCTACAGACTGCCAAGGTGTCTTCAGTTGTTTCATACCTTTCGAGTACTCTTCGTGTCCTCTGATAAGATATGGTAGTGTAAGTTTAGTTGCGTCTTCTGCTTCGGTCAAAAACTGGGAACGATCACTGGATAAATTATCATACCTAGTTTTAGCTGTCATTAGTAATTAAAATATGTTGAGTAATCTATCATTGGAGTCGCTGCTCCAAATCTAAACTGTGGATTAAATCCTCCTATCAGCATAGGATTATATGCCTGAGCATATGCTTGCTGTTGTATCTGTAATAATCTGTTAGGATCTACACCTGTCTGTGTGGTAGGTGTGGTAGATGCTGATGGCACTGGTAATGCTTCTGGTAATATCTCTTCGATTACAGTAGGTACAGCTGCTAGAGGTCTAGCACCTCCTCCACTAGCACCCTTCTTAATCTTAGACATCTCCTTACGGTAGGCTAACTGATTCTGAGCACTGATTCGCTTGTCTGCTATCTCTTTATCAGTTAAGAGTCGTGTATTAACACCGGGTATCATATTAATACCGGGTATCTTACCAACTACACTTCTCATTGTATTTTCTACTGATCCGTATGGTGAAACATTTAACCCTCGAGCGTAATCATCCCCACTTATTACAGGTCCGGAACCGAATGTCTCTCCGTCTGATAAACCTTTGAATGAGTTAGGATTTAAAGTTGATTTGTAGTTTTGTATTGCTCTTGCATTTGGATCACTTGGGTTGTCTGGTGTAAATCCACCACCACCTATGTTCAATCCGCCAGCTGTAATACCAGCTGCCTTGTCGACAGCTTCCTGACTTGGAGCTCCGTATGAATCAGGTGATTTAATACTGAAGTAGGTTGGACTTGATCCAATACCTAAGCCAGTTAGATTACCAGTACTAGATATTGCATTACTTATACCAAGTGATGACTGGTTCTGGCTCTCTTCTGGATTTAGTCTTTTCTGGATGTTTTCTCTTAATCTTTTACCACCTTCTAATGCACTTCCAACACCCTTAATACCTAGACCGAAAATGCTTCCGGCTAGTCCTAAAGCTCCATAACCTCCTAAGTTATCTCCGCCTAGCATGGCAGTCTGAGTTCCGTCGGTGATGCCAGCTCTAGGAGTAAAACCGGGGTACATCTTCTGTAATCTTTTTAGTTCTTTCTCACCTAACCCTTGCTTATCAAAAGCTTTGTATTGATTCTGTAATATGTTCTGCAAACCCGAACCAAGATCGTTGTAGTTTGTAGCTATATTTTGATTGATTTCATTTCTACCAGCTTCATTAAATTTAGGTGGGCTAGCTTTCAACATCTTTGCATACTCACTACCACTTGCTACTGGTCCGACTCCTGTTATCTTAGGATTAGGATTTTTTATCTTACTACCTATACTTACACCAGTTGTACCTGAGTATCCTGATGCTTTGTTAGGTGCAGCTGAGGAATATCCCTTGACACTATAGCCTGCTGCTTTGATTCGTGCTTGTTCTTTTTTACTAAAGTTTTTTTTCTTACCACCAAAGGTCTGTACTCTGGTTTGTTTAAACTTAGCGTGCCTTGCAGCCGCAGCCTTTTGTGCTTTAGTCTTACTCTTCTTACTCTTGTTTCCTTTTTTACCACCCATTTATTTACTCCATTGGTACGGGTTTACATATGACTGAGTACTTATCACTCCAATCACGTTTTGTTGTCATCTTTTTAGCTAGTCCTTTACGACACATAGAAGATATATAATGACAGCCAGTATCTTGTGCTATATCTAGCAGTGACTGTTCAAATAGATCTACCCAATCGTCAAAACCATAGCCAGTTTGAGTAGCCCAAGCATGTACATACAGCTCTTTCTTTTGAGGGTGTACAATCTCTTCAGCTACTATCACTCCAGCCAAGTCCCCTTGTTCGTCGATGCCTGCTAGCAACCAGAGCTCATCATCCATTAAAGGTTGAAGCATGTCTGATGCTAGCTGCTCACCGAGACTATGGTCTAGTGCTTTCTGTATCAAAGGTAGAATGAGGTGCCATGTACGTGGTAACTGCCATGGCTGTATCTTTTCAATTCTCATCCTTACTGACTCGTTTGTTATACCACTCGACCACCGAGCGTTGACCGGCTAAGTACATGACTTCGCCGATGCTCTGCTTCGGATGTGGGTTAACGGGTGGGAAATTTTCTTCAAGCTCTACTTGTATAGAACTAATGGTTGGTCCGATGATGGACTCAAGCATATT